TTAAGCAAAAGTCCATTTGATTTTTATTTCGTTATCAGTAATAATTATTTTGTCAATTAGCATTTGGAGTAGCTGGCGTAATTCGTCGGTTGCTCCATTTTCTATTAATTCACCAACGCATGATAGCATAGAACGCACCTGTTCATACTGCAATTTATTATGTTTAATTTTCCCCTGCAGATCAATAACTGTTTTTTCCAATGCTACTTTTTTATCTGTTAGTGCTTTTATTTTTTGGGATAGAACAGTAATATCCATTCCATCTAATCCATATAAATCTAACATTTTCCCAATTTGCTTACTAATTTTGTCTATCTCTTTTTTATTTTTCTCTACCAAAATAGAAACATTATCTTCTTTTGGTTGTTTCGCAATGTTGTTAAAATAATTTTCATTTCCGAGATTGCGAATTTCATTTAATATAATTTCATCTAAATCACTCATAGTATATGTGGGCGCCTTGCATCCCTCTTTTTTAGCCATATAAGCAGATTTTCCTGCTCTTGAATAACAAATGTACACTGTTTTATTAGGGCGTGGCATCACTCTGTAACGTGCGCCACATTCGCCACAGAAAAGAAAGCCTGACAGCAAGTAGGAACTTTTCTTGCCGGTTTTTCTTGTTCTGGTTGTTTCCCATTCATTGCGTCTATGATCCATTATGGCATGAGCATTATTATATAATTCATCGCCAATGATTGCAGGGTGATTACCTCTGCAAATAATATCGCCAAACTTTACATAACCACCATAAGTAATGTTATGGGCTATGTCTGATACTTTATTTGCAAAGCTAGTACTAAAGGCTGGAAACTCAGGATAGTCTTCAATGAGTTCTCTTTTGATTTGTGCAAATGTATAATTCTTACTTACACGTTCAAAAATCAGTTTAACCACTTCTGCCTCAGAGGGTTCAATAACTAATTTCTTGTCCAAATAACGATAGCCAAATGGCGCAAATGAATGGTGTTGCCCTTGTTTTACTCTTTCCTCCAGCCCCATTCTGGTCCTTTCTTTTATTTGTTCCCTTTCTAATTGTGCGAAAACGGATAGAATACCAATCATAGCACGCCCAAAAGCTGTTGAGGTATCAAAGTTTTCATTTAATGAAATAAAAGAGATATCATTCTTAAGAAAAATATCTTCTATGAGATATAGTGTGTCTTTTTGACTACGGGAAAGCCTGTCCAATTTGTAAACTAGAATCCCATCAAAAATATTTGATTTTACATCATTGATTAATTTTTGGACTTGTGGCCTATCTAAATTTGAGCCTGAGAAACCTCCGTCAACATACTCGGCTACTAACTGCCATCCCTTTGCTTTACAGTAATTTGACAGCCGTTCTTTTTGTGCTTCGATAGAATAACCCTCAACAGCTTGTTCTTGTGTAGATACACGTATATAAGTAGCGATTCGCATAAAAAAAGACCTCCTTTGTATTTTGAGCATAGCAAACAAAGCGGTCTTGTGGTATAATTTGCTTGTCGGGGCTGTTATACTTCGGTATGACCGCTTATCCCTCACTTCGTCTAAAGCGGAGTGGGGGGATTTTTTCAAGAAATTTCATCTGTTAGTTTTCTATGCTCTCGCTCTATTTGCTTAATACTTTTTTCGGGCGTGGGCAAGTCCTCTGGAGCGGTTCCGCTTATATCTAACATAGTCTTACGGACTTTTTGCCCTACGTTGTAATGTGTGAGATTTGCTTTATCCTCTGTATTAATGGTGTTATCATTTCGCAGTTTCTCTTCTGTTTGAGTTATTCTAAAATAGTTTGCCGCTAATTCTGTTGCACCCATGTAATCAAGAACATCATCTTTTTTATTTAGTCCCTTGCGATATTTTATATCTTGTGCGGTTTCACCATTATATAGACCCTTGTAGCCATAATTATAAAACTTTCCATAATTTATAACACCTGAGCCTTGAGCCGCATCGAACAGCTTTTTATTAAAGCCTTTGACAGAGTTTCGTAATTCCAAGCGCCGTTCATCTTCAGAGAGATTTTTAAATTCAGTTATTTCTTGTTGCCGTGTTTTTACTGCAAAGTAAGTTTGCCCTAATGCAATAGCCTTTTTTCGCGGATTTCCGTTTTGAACTATTAAATAGCAAGCATACCGTGTAAGCATATAGTCTGTAATTTCTTTGACAGCAGTCTTGGGCATTTGTATCGTTTTGCCGAACTCGGCAAAATGTTCAAACACCGGAATTTCACTGACTTCACACGCTATCTTTGCACGTTCTATTGTATCATTAAATCTGCGCCATTGTTTATACTCTAAAACTTCTTGTAATTCTCTTGCGTACCAAAATTCATCTCCAAATTCATTAATGTGTTTAATGCTCTCAAAAATAGTTTCGCTGTAATTTTCTATATTTTCCAAATCTGTATCCCCCCCTTGAATTGACATTATATGACAGAATGTCTATAATAGTATCAAGGGTTTGTACGTCCTACAAATCTAGCCTTTTCCCTCATGGTATTTGCGGTACTGTGGGGGATTTTTTATTTGCTTAATTATTTTACTACTTAATTTCTTTTATAAATAAATGGAGTTTCTAGACTGTAAGCGTCTTTTGCGGTAGTGGAAGCTGAGGATGTTCTGCCCCTTTTCTCAGCAAGCATTTCTTGCCTTATCAGCTCCAGCTCTTTTTCATCGTCTGGTGTAAGACGTGATTCTTTTAAGGAAGTGAGCTCTGAAGCTATTTCTTCGTTTCCATTTGAGATTTTACTGCGCTCATATTCCTTTTCTAAAACCATATTTACCATATCTTTGCCAGATTCATTCAAACGACGATATTTAATAATTAAGCTTACTTCACTTTGATTAAATTTAAAATCGCTTAACTTACCATAATTCATGTCTGTTATTTCATCTTTCATCAAATAGTCTAAAGTGGTATCAAAATATTCTGCTAGTTTTTTAATCGTAGATAGCTTTACATTTTCATATCCCTTTTTATAAAAACCATCAATAGTTGTATAAGGTATTCCACTTTCTTTTGATAATATATTTTTATTAATGCCATTCTTGTTCATTAGAGAATCGAGTTTATCTAAAAAATTCATATCATTCTCCTCCTTACTTTTCCATATTATATCTGTTTTATTATCTAGTCAAGAAAAAAATTACCCTACAACGGAAAAAAGTATTGACAATTTACGTTACAGGGTATATTATTTGCTCATAGATACCCTGTGGGGTAAATAGGAGGGGAGATATATGATGAAAAATTTAAGAAATGAATTGCAAAAGAAAAATATTTCAATTGTAGCATTTGCAAGTTTTTTAGGAGTTTCGGAGAAAACGGCACAGAACAAGTTAAATGGGGTTACAGATTTTACTTATCCAGAGGCAATTAAGATAAGTTCGCTTCTGTTTCCTGAATACACAATGACATATTTATTTAGAACAGAGGAAGAAGAAAAAACCGCAAGCTAAGGAGGGCGCGAAAGGGTGACTAGTGAGCTAATTATTAGAAAAAGGGGATGGAACGTATGAGCCAAAGGATGGGTCACTTAGTTTTAAGTGAGTATATAAATGCCCATTTTATAGATGAACACAAATTAAGTAAATATTTGGCTGGAGTTGCGAAAAGCGGAAAGGCCAGAATCATTATCGATTATGATGCTGGCCAAGTTGTGGGAACCATCAAAACATATGAAATAGAAGAAACAGAAAAAATCTTTGAGAGTGCTCAATTATTTAGTGTTCAAAAGGGAGATTTTGAAAAAGCACTTACGATTATAAGTGAGATCAAAGGAAAAATTGATTTCTCCAAAGGTCAGCATATTTCGGTTAGTTATGAACCCGAAGGAAGAACAAAAATACTCTTTATGAAAGACGAGTGATTTTACAATTTGATGGGATTTGAGGTAATCCTTCCAGAGTCTGGTGTTCTTCTAAAAAAATATCATAGTGCTTAGGGTTATCTAGAAAAATACCAATATTACTAGCGTAGCCATCTAAAAAACTTTCAAGGAGTTCTGCTTCTTCGTAAGAAAGTGCAGATGCATCAATAAAATAGCGTTTTAGCATAAGGAGCCTCCTTTCTTAATTACTCAGCACGGCAATGCCTGTAAGGAAAGGATACCACAATATTACAAAATATACCATAAAAACTACAGGCCAAGGAGGGTTTGAAATGGGTGTCGTATATCTGAATGGGAAACCACAAAAAATTAGATATGAACTTGCGGACGGTAGAGAAGTTGAGGACATGAGTACCGTAACGCTTCCTGAAGGCCATCCAGCATATCAATTTGTTTTAGAAGCTACTGAAAAGATACACAAGGAAAAATCAAAACAGGAAGTTGGATGAGTATTTAAGAGAGGATGAATTTATGAAAGCAACTGGAATCACACGAAAGGTTGACGATTTGGGCAGGGTGGTCCTGCCCATAGAGCTTAGAAGGAATTTAGGCATTGAGGTTGCGGACACTTTGGAAATCTTCACGGAGGGTGACGATATTATTTTACGGCGGTACAATGCCGTGGATGGTTTACTCACTATGGCTAGCAGGATGAAAAATAGAGTGGCCGTAGAGGATTGTGGCGAAATAAAGCCTATATTATTGGACAAGCTTGCAGAAATTGAAAAAATAATTAAAGCAGAGGCGGTTAAACATTAAGGGAGGGTGACGCTATGGAGAAAAAACTAGAAAAGGTTTTTAAAGAAGGAGCTTTACTTATTACGCTGACTTATAAGGGTGAACCACCTAGTGAGAAAGTAGCAAATAAAGAAATACATAAGTTTTTACTCAGATTAAAGCATCAAAGAAGAGAGAAAGGGCTTTGTGCATTAAAGTATTTTGTGATTAATGAAATAAAAAATACAAGGGTGCATCATCATCTTTTGATAAATCCCATGGATGTTAGTCAGGCGAAAATGACAGAATTGTGGGGACATGGTAGGGCTAAGATTGATAAATCTATAAAGAAAGAAGATTTTCAGGCAATGGTCAGATATTTAACTAAAGAAGATGTAAATAGGCAGCCTGAAAGATGGATAGTAAGCAAAAATATAAAAAGGTATATGGGTGGTATTTGACATTAAGGAGGGTGGCACTATGGCAAGGTCGGCAGAAGCCCAACCGCCGAAACCTTCGGCTTTAGAAAATATGACTCGTGCAAAAGCGGAGGTTTATGGTTTAAAGGTTGGTACAAGGGTAAGGCAATACATAACCAGTTATGATGATAGTCACAAAAGCAAGTGTAAGGTTAGAGAGGGTACCGTGATAGGCATATGGAATCATGGTTTTGCGGTACAGCTTCCTAAACATAAAACATTCTTTCGGTATAACCTTCTTCGGAGACAAGAACAGGGGGAGCGGGTTGAGATTTTGAAAGGATGAGGCAGGAGCAAATGCAGTGGAGAAAATAAAATTAAATGGCTTTTCTAAGCAGCATCCCCGTGTTTATGTAATTTCATTACTATATTGAGGTTTAATCCACAAAACAGCACAGATAGTTTGGGGAAACATTGAGTGCATGAGCAATTTTTGTGAGATTCGCGTGACGTGGCTCATAGGTACCTCGGAGCCAACGTTGCGCGGTCACGGTTGAAACATCTGATAACATGGCAAGGTCGCGAGGACTCATATCCATTTTTTTCATAGCGAGTTTGAGACGCTCTGAAAAAGCATCAAAAAAGAAGAAGAAGAAAAAAAGAAAGCAATCACCACCTTTCAGGCGGGGATGTTGCTTCGAGAAGCCAATATATAATTTTATTTTACCACATTGAGGAAGGGAGCGCATTATGGAAAATCAAAAAGAGATGGAACAATCGGAGATAGTAAGGCTTTTTAATAGCATGGGTTTCTTTTGTGGAGATGATGAAAAATTAATTCAACGCCTAGAGGAACAGGAAAAACAGGAGAGGAAAAAGGGGTGCCAGCTGTGCAATATGTTTTGATTCAAATGCCAAGTGGTGAAATTAAGATTGAGGACAACAGTACCCATATTGGCAAGAAAAGAGTAGAAAAATTTTGCAACCAAGGGGCGAAACCTGCCGGAACAATTGAGAGTCATTTACCTCCAATTCAATTAAGGCGTGGTATCAGCCACGAGGCAAGAGGAAGATATGAAGCAGAAAATGCAAAGCTATATAGCCTTAGAAGGTTCATAGATGAATTATGAAAGGGTGATTTTATGGAACCAAAAGAAATAGAGGTGGTTGAACAAATATTTGATTTAAAATCAAGGAAAGAAAAGCGGGAGAAGCGGAGAGATAGGAAACAGTTTTTTTCAGAACTGGTTAAGTGTATTTTTCTCTTAATTGTTGCAATGCTTTCAGCGGCGATTATTGTGCCGAAGTCTGAAGCGGCACCCGAAAAGGCTCTAATCATTTATGAGTTCTGTGCTGTCTTTGCAATTATTATCTTAGTTAGTTTTTGGTTGGACAAGCCAAGGAGGAAGAAGTGACAAATTGAATGAGGAATTTATGCAATAAAAAAGGCACTGGGAAACCCAGCACCACCACAAATTTATTATAGCATAGATTCCTTTTTTGAACAAGGAGGGAATTTCATGATAGAAAAAGCAATTGCAAAAATTAATGCTGAGGTTCAAAAAGCACCCTGTGATGCCTATTGGGCGATTATTGGGGAGTATATTATTGACCATATCATTACGGAAGATGATGCTGCAAAGGTTCTGGAGGAGGAGAAGACGCTGGAAAAAGCGTTAGATACTGTTGCTTCTAAGGTTAGGGCGTTAGCTTCTGCAGGTATTCTTGCGGCAAAAAAACGAGGAGTAAAGAGCGGAGCATACAATGATGATGAAACGATGTGTTGCTGGGCAGTGGATAGAGGCACAATCTTTTGCTGGGTGATGCAATATTTCGGCCTTCAAGGTGAAGATTTACCAAATTTGCAAACTACTGCGGAAAGACGGGAAGAAAAGCTGAAAGAAAAGCCTGTGAAAAAAGGCGTTGTTTTAGCTCTGGAAGATTTCTTTTCATAAAGGCGGTGACGGTGATGGATAGAAAATTAAAGGAGCTACCATGGCCTGCTTTCCACGAAGAAAGCAACGTAAAATATAAGGTTACCGTGAACCAACCAGTTGTAAAAGGGGAACGCCTTCTAGTGGTCACCTTTACCAAAAACACAGGGTATCAAGCTGTGGGATATGCTCAGGAAACAATTGATTTACGTGTAATTTGTAAAAAGAAATACGGCGTTCCAATCATCATTGATAAGGATGGGAGTCAAAGACGGTCATTTTTAAATATACTGCTGGGGTGTTATTATCACTACATTTTCATAGAAGATAAAGATAAAAAGCGGATTGCTTCCTACATAAAAAGCAAAGAAAACAATACTTTCTATCTGGTAAAAGAGTTTCTCACATGGATTCAGAAAGCGTGGGATACGGAGGCCGTGGAGAAAAGGAAAGCTCAAGGCAAGCTTATGGATGAAGATTATGCTTTGTGTCCGGAGGAACTGCCCAATGGGTTAGAGGAATGGATTAAGAGATGCATCCTTCCCGAGGATAATGTGATTATACATAAACAAGGTGGATGGAAAGGCAAATGCTATGCTTGCGGTCAAGATGTACAAGCCAATGCAAACCGCCGTTTCAAACATCAGCATAGTAGCAAATGCCCTAACTGTGGTACGGAAGTTATTTGTTATCGAGACACCAGTGATAATTGGAACGCCACAACTGTTGAAAATATCGTTGCAGTACAAAAGGGGACGGATGGAAAAACGGTATTTTTTAGGCAATGGCGGTTGCTTCGTGACCATACAGCTCGGTGGGAAAACATACCTCAATGCTTAAAGGAAGTCGCACGATATGCAATTCGAGGGAAAGACACTGCTAAGTGGCAGAAAGAGGGTAAGGACAATTATTTCATGCGCTGTGAACGCTATACCCTTGAAAATTGGAAAAGATGGAATGGTAATTGCATTTATGATAATGGTTTTACATTCTTCCCTGGGGGAGTACAGGAGAATCTTGCAGGGACGCAGATGCAGTATGCGGATTTGGATGGATACCTTCGGTCAGAAAGAGGGTACAGCAAGAACCCCATATATTTCTTAGAGTATTTTGTAAAATATCCAGTCACAGAATTTTTATGGAAAGCAGGATACCGCAATTTGCTGCACGAGAAGATATGGGGTTTGAAAAAAGAGGAGCGAAACGCAATTCTTTGGCAGAGGACGAAGTTAAAGGAGTGTTTTCGATTCCCAATGAGATTTTTGAAGGCACTGCCACCGAAAGAATGGACTATGGATAAAGTCGCCATTACCAGTGAGATGTGGAAACGCCGGGGAAGCAGACTTACCGAAGATGAATTAAAAGCTGCCTTGCGTTTGGGTAATAGCGTAAAGGAGTTAGAAAGGGCACTGAATCATGCAAGCATCATAAAAATATCAAACTATATTGAAAAACAATTTGAAATAGGAAAGAGTGCAGAGCTTAAATTATACAGTGTTGCTGATACAATTCGAACATACCGTGACTACCTATATGAATGCGAACAGCTTCAGCTTCCTTTGACAGATAATATGATTCTTTTTCCACCTCATTTGATGGCAGCTCATGAAAGAACAATGGCACAAGTAAAGTTTGAGAAAAACAAAGCAGATCAGGAAAAATTCCAAAAACAGATTAAAAAATTAGAAAAATTTATCTGGGAAGATGGTGGTTTACTTATTCGTCCGCCTGTAAAGCAAGAGGAAATAGCCTATGAAGGTACAGTTCTACATCACTGCGTAGGCGGTTACATAAAGCAGGTAGCGGATGGCAACACAGCAATATTATTTCTCCGTCACGCTTCGGAACCTGACAAGCCTTTTTATACCTTAGAGCTAAACCCGAAAACCCTTAAGGTGGTGCAGTGCCGGACAGACCAAAATAAAAGCTATGACCGGGAACCGGAGATAAAAGAGTTTGTGGAAACGTGGCTACAAAAGGTAGTGCATAAGCGTAAAAAGAAAACAGCTGCATAAGGAGGAATATACAGTGAGACAAGCAAAATTTCAGGTTAAGGAAGAGATAGAAGAAAAGTTTCAAAAGCAGATTCAAGCTTTAAAAAAGTTTTCATGGGAAAAGTGTGGTTTAATGATTCGCCCACCTAGAAGTCAGGAGGAGGTGTCAGACGAAGGGGAGGCATTGCGCCACGCTGTTGTATGGTATCTTGAAAAAATGTCAGAGGGAGCAACGGCTATTTTATTCATTCGTCGGGTTTCAGAGCCTGACGAGCCATTTTATACATTGGAATTAAATCCGAAAACCCTTAAGGTTGTGCAATGCCGTACGAAGCATAATGCAAGCTATGAAGAAAATCCTGAGGTAATGGATTTTGTTGAAACATGGGTGAAAGAAGTGGTTTGGAGAGTATAAAAAGCATAGCCACATAAGGAGGAATATATATGGATGAATTGACAATGGGTAACCAGTGTGAATTGGATAATCGCCCTATTGAGGTAATCACACAGGAAATTCAGTTTTATAAAGGACAGGCTACTATGGCCATTATTGAAATCGGTCGTAGATTGGAGGAAGCAAAAATACGCATTCCCCATGGTCAATGGGGGGACTGGTTAAAAAATGAAGTCCAATTTTCGGAACGTACCGCCCAGAACTTTATGAGAATAGCACGGGAATATCCAAATCCGCAGACGGTTGCGGTTTTGGGGAATTCCATGTCAAAGGCACTGGCTTTATTAACCCTTCCTTCAGAGGAAAGAGAAGAATTTCTTCAGGAAACCCATGTAATTGATGGGGAGGAAAAGACGGTTGCTGATATGAGCACCAGAGAAATGGAACGTCTTGTGAAGGAACTGGAAGCGGAGCGAAAAGCAAAGGGCGAGCTTCAGCTTCGTATTGATTCATTGGAAATGGAAGCCGCCCAAGCAACCATAGAGGATACCCCTTCGGAAGAATTGCTTCAAGCGGAGGAAAAACAGCGGGAAGCAGAGGAAAAGGTGGCTGCCCTTCAGGCCGAGTTGGAAGTGGCACGTTCGGAGCCACAACCGGCGGTAGAGGATAGCGTTTTAGAGCAGGTGCGTAAGGATGCTGAGGAAAAGGCACAGGAGAAGTTGAAAAAGAAAATTCAAAAGGCAGAAAAAGAAGCTGAAAAGGCCAAAAAGGAAGCGGAGGAGGCTAAGAGAAAGCTTCAGGAAAAGGAGGATGTTATCTCCTTAAAGGTTTCTCAGGCTGAAAAGATTGCAGAGCAGAAGGAACAGGCAATACAGGATTTGCAGAAAAAACTTGCTATGGCCGGAGATTCTAAGATAGCTACTTTTAAGGTTCATTTTGAAGGGGTACAGGGACAAATAAATAAAATGCTAGACTGCATTGAGGAGTTAAACCAAGAAGATTCGGAAGGTGCTGGCAAGCTCAAGGCAGCACTGAAAAAATTATGCGAGGGTGTATTAGAAGAGTTGGGGGAATAGGGGGCTTTTTTATGAGCAGCTTTTTAGATAGTCCATCCTTTAGGGTAAAGGAAAAAGAAGCAGACAAAAAAGAATATACATGGGAAACCAGCAAAGCCCAGGATATTTGGGAACATGGCATTTTCCCAAGCATTGAAAAATGCGTTGAAGATTATTTAAAGAATTATGATAAAGATTTCCCACAACAAGAAGTGATTTATGTGGGGGAGTGTGAGAGATATACATTTTGTGTGAATGGCAGAAAAGTAATAGATGACCTTGAGGAGCAGGCTTTGTATGAATGCGGCGAATGTGCAGAGAGTTGGGAACCATCCTTATTTAAAACTATGGAGAATTGGAATGAGTTAAATGAACAGTTGACAAAAGTTGTTACAGACTGGCTTGAGAAAAACTATGATATGCCGAACTTCTATTCAGTAGCAAATGTTGTAGAAGTACCTGTCAAATTAAAGTAAGAGGAATAATCAGTCTTTTCTAAGGAGGTAAATTTAGTATGAGTAAATTTGATGTTTGCCCTTTTTGTGGCGCAACGTTAGACCATGGGGAAACCTGTGATTGTGTTTGCGACATTAATATAGAGGAAACACCTCAGGCTTGTACGTGTCAAGTTGGTGAAAAAACAGAATAAGAGCAAAAAAGCGCCCCTCTCTTGTGACAGCAAGAAAGGGGCAAGGTTTTAGATAAAAAAGAAAACCACCCTGTACTACTTTAGTGGAGTAGGAACAAGGTGGAATTCACCGTGAAATATATCACTTACCATCTAATGTAAGTATATAAAATTGCGGTGACAAAGTCAAGGGAAAATCGCCGGCGCATAGCGGCATAGCGGGCTTGTAATGGGTATTATGATTCCTACGATTCCTTCTCACTAATCTATAAATAGAAATAGAACGAGGGGAGGCACCCAAAAACACACCCGTTTCATTCTTCGGGAGAGGTGAAACAAAGTGCGTAATTTTGTAAGACAAAAAACAATCGACTGTGGTGAAAGCTATCGGGAGATAGATATATATAATTATTCTATGACACAAAAAGAATATGCCAGAAGAAAGCGGTCAAAAAAAGAAAAGATTTCTTCACTCAAACAAAGGGACTTGAATGATAAAAATGCCAAGAGATATTTTACCCAGCTGGGCAATCTGAATTTTGGCGATGATAAAACGGCACTTCATGTGGCACCTACATATAATGACGAAAACCTTCCGACGACCATAGAGGAAGCAGAAAACATTGTTTCAAACTACCTGCGCAGAGTTAATTACAGGAGGATAAAAGAGGGTTTACCTGCCTTGAAATATATTTTAGTCACTGCATACAGATTCGCAAAGGATGGGGAAACGCCTGTCCGCATTCATCATCATATCATCATGAACGGTGGTCTTCCTCGTGAAATATTGGAGGATATGTGGACAAATCAGCGTATCAATTGGAACCGCTATAAAAAAGACCAGGAGTACAGAAATAGCATCAAACATCTTGGCTATGTAAATGCAGATAGATTGCAGTCGGGTGACACAGGGATAACCCCTCTTTGTGTATACCTTGCATCACAGCCGGGAGGTAAAAAAAGATGGTCTTCATCAAGGAATTTGAAAAGACCGGAAGGGAGAAACAATGATACACGGTATAGCAAAAGGGAAGTGGAAAAGATTATACGTAATCAGGAAGGACGTGAGTTTTGGGAGAAGAAATATCCGGGTTGGACACTGACGGATGATACTTATGGTAAGCAGTATGAGCATAACGAAATAACAGGTTGGGCTATATATTTAAAGCTTCGGAGAATAAGACAGTGAGAGGAAAGGGGTGCCAATTATGGAACAGGAACAGAGAAAACCGAATTGTGAGAAATGTTTGTGCCGCAGGTGTTTCAGCAATAAAGAGGGTACTTGTATGAACTGTGAGCGGTGTAAGGTAAACGGTGGAGCCAATAAGGTTTGGTGTTTGATGGATTGTAACTTCATTGGGAGGGATGAACTTGAAGCTTAAAACAAAATCCCATGAGCTGAAAATCATACCCAAGTATTTTCGGTATGTGAAGTGGGGTATCAAGAAGTTTGAGCTACGAAAGAATGACCGGGGGTATGAAGTTGGAGATTATGTGAAACTGCGTGAATACAACGGAGAATCTTATAGTGGAGAATTTCTTTGGATAAAAATTACTTATATTCTGGATTTTGAAGAAGGCAAAGAATTTGGATTGTCCCCAGGTTATTGTATTCTAGGATTTAAAATTAAAAGAAGATGGAAAAATCATGAAATGGGGAGGATAAAATGGCTTACAATCAGCAAGCAGCGAAGCGGCAGCACCAAAACGCAACGAATAACGCTCAAGGACATTTGTTTGAAAGTGCAATTCTGGCGGGGTGTAGTACATACAGAGAAGATGGTCGGGCAGAAATTAATAAAACCCCTGAGCCATTTCGGGTTTTGAATAAAGGCAATGATGGAATGTTCATGGGGAGATTTATGGCACATGCCCAACCAGATTTTCAAGGAACCCTTGAGGATGGAAGGTCTATTGTATTTGAAGCAAAGACCACAACGACTGAACGTTTGAAGAGGGACGTATTAACAGCAGAGCAACAGAAAGCATTAGAAAGCCACATGAGTTTGGGAGCAGTAGCGGCGGTATGCGTTGGGCTTGAAGATAAGTTTTTCTTCATCCCTTGGAAGAACTGGCGGGATATGAAAGAGCATTATGGGCGTAAGTATGTAACGGCTGAGGATATTGAAGAATACCGGGTGAAATTTAATGGATCTGTTTTGTTTCTAGATTATGTTCATGAGAATGGGAGGTAGTAGCAATTGAGTTGTGTATGTGCAAGGAAAACGGATGAATGGCCTGGTTGGGAATGTAGTATTACCGAAGCGGAATGTTATTTTTTAATTCCATCCAGTAAGAAATGTGCCCAAATGTACGGGGAAGGCCCGGATGCTTGCAGTGAGCAGAAAGGCGGGGTGCGGAGTGAGAGAGATTGAAAAAGCAATTCAGGTATTGAAAGTCAGGGCTGATTTTACAGCAGATATAAATTTGGATGCGCAGATGGCGTATAAATTTGCCATTCAAGCCCTGCAAGAAAAGTTGGTGAGGGAGTATCCAAAGCCGTTGACGTTGGAAGAGTTAAAAAATATGGATGGTGAGCCAGTATACATAGTTCGGGGGCTGCATCTTCCGTGCGAAAATGATGAATGGTGGGCAATCATACATACATTTCAGAATTGTGAGTTTGCACATTTTATTTCACATGGCAAAAAGTTTTCGGCAGACTTTGAAGACTACGGTGTTAGGTGGCTTGCCTTCAGACACAAGCCTGAACATATCGGTGAAGCCACCAACATGGTAGAGGGGGAATAGGTATGGCAATTAATATACAGTGTCTGAATAGTGAATGTAAGTATTACTGGGAAGATTGTTGCCAGAGAAATTTTGAGGAATCACGGATTGAAATTGACGAAACGGGGCATTGCAAAAGCTTTGAAAAGGGTGTATGTGAATGGTACGAGATGGAAGAATTAGCTGAAGCCCTGGATGAACAGGATGAAATGAAAGGGGTGAAAGCATGATTTGTGATAGATGCTATTTTAATACCAATTGCCAATATATTGGCAGAAATAAAAAGTCCAAGGTTTCCGGGTGTAGTTGTTTTAAAGATAGGGAGCTGGTGGTGGAGCTGCCATGTAAATTTGGAGAACAGCTTTACAGTATCAGGACAAGGTGTGATAGTGAAAAGTTGATGATTGGCAAGGCGTTGACGGTAAATACACGGAATTTGGGATTTGTAATTGCAAATTATGGGACAACGCTGTTTCGCAAGGAGGAAGCCCAGCACAAACTTGATGAAATAAAGGGGTGATACCATATGAAAGATATACCCGTTCGGCTTGAATGTGCTTATTGCATTAGAAACTTTCGTCATGGTGGTGAATGTGGCGGAAAAATGAATCCACCGGCACAAGGATGCTTGGCCTTTAAGTTAGATCCAAGAGGCTGTATTAGAAGCATGAGTGCAACATTGCAAGTACCCATTTACTATGAATTCCCTCTTGTTGGTGTTTGGAATAATGAGTTTAACTTGGGAGATAGAGAAACAGAGCTAAAAATAACGCATATTCGTGGAATTAGATGGGACAAGCGCAAAGGATATTTGGGTGTGATCTGTGAGATTGAATACTATGTCAATGACTTCTCTGAGGACTATGCAGAATCAACGGATGAGAAAAAGCCAATTTTAAAACTTGTGAAGGGCGGTGCGGAATGAAAGAGTACTTGGAAAGCGTGAAAAAATGGATGATGTTATTTTTTATAGTTTACCTTGGAGCGGCAATGGGTTGTGGTACGAAACTCCTTATTTCTCAAATAATAGAGGGTCAGTTTGGGTACATATTAATTTTCACTGCCTACCCGTTTTTAATTCCATTGTTTAAAATTGCATGGAAAACGGTGTATATACAAGAAGATAAACCCAAGAGACCTATTTGGGTCAATATTCCTCCACCACTACCAGTAGGGGCAAGATGCGTTCCAACAACATCACGCCCAGTTCATCCACCAAAGGCGAAGTAAACGAAGCAATTTTATTTATTTGAGAAAGGCGGGCCATATGAAAACAGTAAATAAAAATAAAATGGAGAGGCGTTGCAAAATATTCAATTGTGATCGAAAACACGGGAATATTTGCTGTACAGATTGTGTAAATCTTGCATCATGCAAAAACCCATGTTTTAATAATCCGGATATATGCGGACAGCTTAAAGAGGAGGGATCCGCTAGTGAAGAAGGATAATATTAGGGATTATGCGACAGAGGCCTTTCGGTATTATGCTGCCTGTGGAAGGAAAACCGCCGATGAATGTAAGGAGCAGGTAAAAGAAATGATCTATGAGCAGTCTTCACGAGAAATTGTCCGCTCCGGAAGCGGGACACACTCGGATAGCACAGCGTATCGGGCTATGGAAGCGGAGGATGCAACTTGTGAAATGGCCGCTGAATTCTTGGATATAATAGCGGTGCGTAAAACACTTATGCAATTAAATGAAGACCAACGTACTGCTGTAGAAATTGTGTATTTTACGGATGCTAAGAAGGAATTACAAAAAGGCGAAATTAGTAAACGAGTACATAGGGCTGAGATGCAAATACCTGCAAGTGAAAGGAATATATACAACTGGTTGGCAAAAGCAAGGAGAGTTTTCGCAAGAGAACGTGGATTACGCACAAAATAATAAAAGTTTGCAGTAGTAGGGGCTAATTCTGTGGTATTATGGTACCATCGAAAGAAGAGAGAAGAAAGAAGGGACCGTTCAACCGGTCTCTTTTTGTTCTTGTAGGCAATCGTTTTGGTAGCAGGGGTGGCATGGAGGCATAACCCACAGGGGGAAGCCTTAGGTACTACCGGAGCCGAAATAGACTGCGGGTCCATGTGACCGCGGTATTTTGCTCTAAAAAATAAAAAAATTCTCGGTACTTCCTTCCGCTAACGAAGGAAAATAGAGGGTGGAAAGGGGGTAAAAACATTATATGGAAGTCAATCAAAAGCAGTTATCCGCAATTTTAGGCGTGACGGATCGGAGAATTCGCCAGCTAATCAATGAATTTGGGCTTTTTCAAAGCTATGAGCATGGTGGAAAAAGGGAAAAAAGATACGATCTTGGAAAATGCGTTCAAGAGTTCATCCAATACCAGGTGGATGCGGAAACGAACAGGGGGGCATCTTTAAACAAGGAACAGGTTTCAACGGAGCATGAAGAAATTAAAAAAAAGATATCTATGTTGAAGCTGAAACGCCTTCGCCGACAACTCCATGCTGCCGGCGATGTGGAAGAATTTTTAACGGATATGCTGGTGAATTTTCGTGACCGTTTATTGTCTATACCCCAAAAGATCGCCCCGATTTTAGCGGCGGAGGATGATGTAAATAAAATTTTATCATTGTTGGAGGGCGAGGTTTGCGAGGCTTTGGATGAACTTTCCGAATACGATCCCTTGAAGATTGAGAAGGAAAAGGACTATATGAGGCTGGAAGAAATGGAAGAGGATGAGGAGGAGGAATCGTAGTGCCTACGGTAGACAAACGAAGATCCCGGCAAAGGACAAGAAATTTATTTGTTTCTGTGCTAAAGAGGGCATTGCGGAAGCCAGAAAAACTGACAGTTTCCTCATGGGCTGAAAAATATAGAGTGTTGGATGAAAGCAGCAACTTCAAGGGGCGTTGGTCAAATATGATCACGCCCTATTTGATTGGAATTATGGATGCTTTCAATGATGCCTATGTGCAGGAAATTAATTTTGTTAAGCCCACCCAGGTAGGTGGTACCGAGGCATTGCTGAATATGCTAGGTTATATCATTATGCAAAACCCTGCACCCACCATGATTGTTTACCCTACGGATGATTTGGCCAAGGATACCTCCAGGGACCGCTTGCAGCCGTCTTTATTGAAAACAAAAGAGATTGCAGAAAAATTTCGAAAGAATGAATCCAAGGAATTGGCATTGAAATTTTATGGCATGAATTTGTATTTGCGTGGAGCGGGTTCTCCGTCCAAGCTGGCATCTAAGTCCATTAAGTATCTGTTTTTTGATGAAATTGACAAGCTTGGGGGTGCAAGCAAGAAAGAAGCTTCCCCTTATAATTTGGCGAAAGAAAGAACGAGGACGTTCACCTTTTCTAAAAAAATATTTACCACGTCCACGCCTACGCTGAAAACTAACTATGTTTGGATGCTCCATGAAAATGCAGATGAACAAAGGCAGTATTTTGTGCAATGTCCTCATTGTGGGAAGTGGATCACATTAGTTTTTAAACAGATTACTTTTCCTAGTGAAGAGAATATGTCACCCACAGATCGTGCAAAGGAAGCGGTTTATCTTTGCCAGGAGTGCGGAGAACATATTTCAGATAAAGAAAAGTATCAAGTTATTCAGAAAGGGGAATGGCGCACTACAAATAAAACCTGTAGCGGCAGAGCGAGAAGTGTTTCTTTTTGGTTGAATGCGCTATACAGCCGATTTTTAACATGGGAGGAAATTGTACTAGAATTTTTGAGCAGTAAAGAAGATCCAGAACGGTTGCAAAACTTTGTAAACTCATGGCTTGCCGAGCCTTGGGAAAACACAAAACTAAAAACCAGTGAGGAATTGGTCATGGAATGCCAGACTGAGTATGAAGAAATGGAAGTTCCGGATTGGGCGAAGTTGCTAACTGGGGGGATAGATGTACAAGAAAACTGTATTTACTGGACCATTCGTGCATGGGGAGATTTTATGACCTCGCAAAATATTGCCCATGGACAGGCGCTGAGTATGGAAGAAGCAGAGCGGATTATGGGTATTCCTTACCGCAAGAGAAATGGAGAGGGGTATTTGGTGAGCTTGGCTTTAATGGACTCTGGTGACCAAACAGATCAGGTATATGATTTCTGTGTAAAGAATCAGGAATGGGTTCTACCTTGTAAGGGGCGCAGTGCCATGTTAAGCAATTATAAATTAAGCACCATCAATAAAGCCGGTTCTGCGGCAATGGGTATGACCTTGGTGTTAATTGATGTTGGGAAATACAAAGATATGATTGCCGCCAGGATGCAGAAAAAGCAGGGGAGTGGTGCTTGGATGGTTTATCAAGGGTGTGACATGGATTATGCTTTTCAAGTAACATCAGAACATAAAATTACTGAGCGTGGAAAAGGGCAAAGCACTCAAATTTGGGTGAAGAAAACTACCCATGCAGACAACCACTATTTGGATACAGAGGTTTATGCAGCAGCAGCAGCAGAAATCATGGGGGTTCGTAGCCTTTTTCTTTATAACGAGGAACAAAAGGAAACACCGGAAAAGCCGGAAGAAATACAACAGGAAAATAGCTGGATTTCCGGTGATGGCAGTTGGATATAAGGAGGGGAAATTATGGATTCAAAAGAACCTTTGGTTTTGTTGAATGAAGTAGAAACGGCAATTTCCACAATTCTGAAAGGTGGGCAAAGCTATAAAATCGGTTCCCGAAGCCTTACCAGGGCGGATTTGGGAACGCTGATAAAATTGAGGAATGAATTATTGATGCAAGTGCAGGCTGGTGGAGGACAGCTACTTGCAAATACAAGCGTAGCTTTTTTTGAGGGAAGGTGAAGTCTATGGGGGCATTGGAAAGTTTCATCAGCTGGATTTCGCCGGAAACCGCCTGCCGCAGAGAAGCGTGGCGGCAAGAATATGAGGAAATGAAATCCTATGATGCAGGGGGTTTTGGTAGACGGAATGCACGTTGGGGTGTTTATAATCAATCGGCGGAAATGACCGACCGCTATGACAGGGACACCATCCGAGCCAGAGCCAGAGATTTGGAACGAAACAGCGATATGGCGGCAAGCATTATCCGTGCGTACAAAAGAAATGTCGTAGGCCGAGGCTTCGGCTTGCAGGCAAGAACGAATGATGAAAATTTCAACAATGCTGTTGAAAAATTGTGGAAAACTTGGTGCAAAGCCAAAAATTGTGATGTGACAGGACAGCAGAGCTTCAATCAGATGATGCGAATGTCAGCGGTTCGCAAAATGGTAGACGGCGGCATCTTGTTTAAAAAATGCTATACCGAGGGCGGTTTGGTGCCGTTTAAATTGCAGGCAATCGAAGTAGATGAGCTGGACATTTCCATTACAACGCCCATGAAAAAAGGGAATAAGGTGGTTGGCGGTGTGGAGTACAACGAATATAACAAGCCCGAGGGTTTTTGGATTACCCAATATTCCATTGATGGGTTTGTCATTCCTGAAGCCCAGTATGTTCCTGCCAAGGATATGATTTATTATTTTGACAAGAAGCGTCCTTCTCAAATCAGAGAAATTTCAGACTTAGCAAGCACCATCCCAAGAATTCGAGATACCAATGAATTTATTACAGCGGTTTCCGTAAAAGAAAGAATTGCTGCTTGTTTGGCCGTCTTTGTAAAAAAAGTTGCGCCCACAGGCGGCGGATATGGTCGGGGTGCTGTAGAATCTATAGGCAGCTCAAAAACTTATTCGGGGAAAATGCTTACCCCGGGTATGATTACAGAGTTAAATGCTGGCGATGAAATACAGGTAGTTGATCCCAAGGGTAGCAGTGACGATGCAACGGCGCATTTGAAAATGCAGTTGCGTTTGATGGGGGCAGGCCAAGGGCTTAGCTATGAAGCGGTTTCCAGGGATATGTCGGAGACAAATTACAGCTCTGCAAGGCAGGCAAGCATTGAAGACGAATTGACCTTCGTGGAGGAAATTGAATTATTACAGGAGAATGTCATGTCGGAGATATACGAAACTTTCGTGATCTCCGTTTTTTTATCGGGCTTAATCAGCATTCGTGATTTTTGGAGCAACAAGCAGGAATACCTGTATCATGAATGGGTGGCAAGCCCTAAGAAATGGATTGATCCATTGAAGGAGGCCAATGCAAACCGTATTGCCTTGGAAACAGGGCAAAAAACCTTTAAGCAGATTGCGGCAGAGGGGGGTCGGGATTGGAAGGAACAAATTGACGATATGGCAGAGGTGTTTCAATATGCCCGGGATATGGGCGTTCGGTTAGGGGGTGAGCTATTTGAGCCAGAAAAAGATGAAAAGTAGTGGAGAGCGTTGTTTTTGCGCACAGATTCGAGCCGCAACGGAGGAGGAAAACGAAAGGAAGTTTATTATAAGTTTTTCCAGTGAAGAACCATACTTGCGGTGGTTTGGTCCTGAGATTTTATCCCATGAAGAGGGAGCCGTGGATTTAGGACGTCTAAATGAAATGGGTGTGCTGCTGTTTAACCATCACAGAGATCAGGTTGTGGGAAAGGTTTTGCGTGCATGGATTGAAAATGGTCGTGGTATGGCTGAGGTGGAATTTGATGATGATGAATTTTCTGAAACCATGCGCAAGAAAGTTGCCAGCGGCACCTTGAAAGGGGTGTCCGTTTCTTACCGTGTTAGCGTATGGGAAGAGGTTGAGGCAGGTGCTACTTCCTCAAATGGGAAGCACCAAGGCCCATGTAGTATTGCAAAAAAATGGGAGGCATTTGAAATCTCTATTGCTACGGTACCTGCGGATCCATCCGTAGGCGTTGGCAGGAGTTTAGAAGAAATGGAATTGGAAATGTGGCACATGGAGCGGCAGTTGGAGATCAATCGAAATTATTTATGAGGGGGAAGAACATGAAAAAGGAACTTTTAGAAAAAATCAGCCGTCAGCAGGCAATTTTAAACCAAGCTAAGGCTGAGGGCAGAGTGTTAAATGCTGAGGAAGCGAGAGAAATGGCAGATATGCAAAAAGAAATTGAAAAAATGAAAAATCCTGAACCCACAGAGGGTGAAGATGCCCAAAGAGCTGTGGAAGCGGAACGCCAACGAGTAGGGGAAATTGCAGATTTGTGCAGAGAGTTTGGAATGGACGCAGGGGACTTTATTAAAAAAGGTGATACCGTGGAAAGCGTGCGCCAAGCAGTTATTGAAAAGCTGAAGCAAAATGGATCTCCTTTACGAAGCAGTGCCAGAGTAAGCAATACAGGGGAAGAAGCGTTCCGTCAGGATTTGTCTGATGGAATTTTAATCAGAACAGGGCAGAGCTTGAAAAACGCAACCCCGGAGGCAAGAAGCTTTTCCAATATGAGCCTGCGGGATATGGCCATTGTCTGCTTAGGCAGAGATGGGGAAAGTGAGGGCAGTTTGCTCCGTAAGAGCAATGAGGAAATTTTGGAAATGGTAAGCAGACGAGCATATAACCCCGAAGCGGCTTTTCCTGCCATTTTGGACAATGCTGTACAGAAAAGCATCGTCAAGATTTATGAGGAAGAGGAAACTACCTTCCAGCTTTGGACTGGTAAGGGGAGCGTAAAGGACTTTAAACCTACAAAGGACCGTCAGTATCTCATTGGTGGTTCGGGTAGTTTTGAGTTGGTACCCGAAAATGGGGAGTTAAAAGCAAGTAAGCCTTTCACAAAAGAACTTCCTACCAGAAAAATTGATACTTACGGTACCACCTTCTCCATGACTAGACAAGCCTTTATTGATGATGATATTGGCTTTATTACGGAAGTGCCTGCGTACTATGCCAAAGCGGCAAAAAGAAAAATCAATCGTCAGGTTTACGAGGTTTTGTATAAGAACGGCACTATTTACGATGGGAAAACCCTGTTCCATACAGACCACAATAATTTAATTGCCACAGGTTCAGATCCCACGGCAAAGGCAATTCAAGAGGCCATCTTGAAAATGAAGATGCAAAAGGATCCATTCGAACAGGCAATTAGAATAAACCCCAAATACATCATTACCCCTGTTGGGTATGAGTTTGATTTGTATACCATTTTCAATTCCGCAGGAATGCCGGGAACAGCCAACAATGATGTAAATCCTCTTAGAAATTATAAGATGGAGATCATTGAGGATGCTGAATTGAATGCTTTGGCGGGTACGGGTGCCCTGCCTTGGTTTATGGCAGGGGGCAAGCACATCTATGTGGATTACTTGAACGGGAAAGAGGTTCCTACCATCATGCGAATGGAAAAAGCGGGGGTTTTGGGCTTCTCTTGGGACATCTACCTGGATTGGGGCGTAAGTGTGGTTGACTTTAGAGGATTGGTAAAGAACCCAGGTAAAACCGTATAATTGAGAGGAGAATGCAGAATGGCGAAAGCAACGTATGTGCAAGAGGGGAATACCTTGGATTACAGAAATTTGGGCAGTGAAAAGATTGAGGCGGGGGACATTATTAGTTTAACCACCCGTGTTGGTGTGGCCGGCACGGATATGGAAGTAGGTTCCCTTGGTTCGGTAGCTGTAACAGGCGTGTTTTCCATGCCAAAGGCAACGGGGGCTATTGCCCTTGGTGCTTTGGTGTATTTCAATACTACCCAAGGCAAGATTACAACAACCAACACAGATGTTCCTGCGGGTTTTGCAATTGCAACGGCGACAAGCAGTGACGCTACAGTACTGGTGAAACTGCTAGGATAAGGGGGGCAGGACTATGAAGTATAGAGCGAACAGTCTTTTTTATGATGGTGAAAAGGAATATCGTCCTGGTGAGATTGTTATGGCCGAGGAAGAAAAAACGAAGCAATGGGAAGAAAAGGGTTTTGTAATTGGTGAGGAACTGACACCGGAAGAAAAAGCGGCTGAGAAGGCAGAAAAAAAGGCAACTGAGGAAGCGGAAAAAAAAGCGGCTGAGGAGGAAGCACAAAAAGTAGCTGAAGAGGCGAAAAGAAAGGCAGCAGAGAAGGCGGCCAAAAAAGCGGCAGAGAAAGCAGCCAAGGAGACCACCAATAAATCCGATGAAAATGGTGAGGAAAAATGAGCGAGTCATTTAATTTCAAGGATATTTTGTTAAATGACTTAAAAGAAACATTTTTCCTTACTGAGGAATTTTCGGAGCGGCATATGGTAAACGGCACAGAGATGAATGTGCTTTTGGATGACTATGAGCTCATGGAGCGAAAGGGAAACCGAAAGGAAAACGAGCATTTTGACGGGATATTTTCTGCGGACGTTTTGATGTATGTAAAAGCGGAAGATTTCGGGGTGTCTCCAAAGGTGGGGGCGCTTTTAATTTTGGATGGAAGCAAGGTGTATCGAGTGCGTGAGGTGACGGAAGAAATGGGCGTATATGCCATTGCACTGGGGGCGAATAAAGTTTGATTCAGATTGAAGTGATAAACAGTGATGTAATTGTCAGGAGCATTGCAGAAAAACTAGGGAACCTCTCTAAAGATGCTCCTGTTGTTTTGAAGTTGGCTATCAATGAAACGGCAAACAAAACAAGAACCCTTATGGCCAAGGAAGTGCAAAAAGCTTATACCACGAAATTGGGAGGCGCCAAAAAATACATGAGAATCAAAAAAGCAACGGCTAAAAAGCTTGTGGCTGTGATTTCTTCTAAGGGCAGCCCCACCATTATAAGTGACCATAAAATCAGTCCTGCTAAAATGCAAACAGGAGAAAATAGACCCAAGATTCTAAAGGCAAAGGTTCTAAGAAAAAGCAGAATGAAACCATTGGAGAGAAATGGAATAAAGGCTTTCCTTACCAAGTTTACAGGGTCGGGTCTACACAATTATGGTGTGGTGGAGAGAGTGGGTAAAGAACGCTATCCCATCAAACCTCTTTATTCCCCTGCCATTTCTCAAATGTTAGGCAGTGAAAAGAATGTATTAAACGTCATTCGGCCAGAGGTAGGTAACTTTCTGCAAAAAGAAATTCTTCGCCAAATTGACCGTAGAAAACGAAAGGAGATGTATGTGAAATGACACCTATCTTCTTACAAAAGAGCTTGGTTGAGGAATTAAAGGCGTTGTTTGCTGGTTTTTGCTCTACGGATGATGTTGTAGGAAAGCGTGGTCAGGTCAATATCTTTGCCCAAGATCTGCCCATAGCTTTTGGCGGTGATGAAGAGGAACGGGTACCCTATATCATTGTGCGGATAGACAGCGGAAATATACAGGAGTTGAACCAGCAGGAGCGGGTGGAAATGATTCTTGTTTTCTGTGTGAAGTCAACCAATGAGAACCGCCAAGGCTATCTTGATATAATGAACATGATTCAACGAGTGAAAGACCGATTTTTTAGAAAATACCGGCTGGGAGAGTATTTCTTTTTTGAGCCGCCTTTTGAATGGGTGGTACAGGAGGAAGATACTTTCCCATATTTTTATGGGGCAGTAAAAATGAATTTTTATTGTCCCGCCATTATTTTGGAGGGTGATTTGTGTTGAAAAAAGAGGATGTCATGAAGAAAGCAGGACAAAAAACAACAATTATTTATTGTGGGCCGTCTATTCCTTTTGTGGCAAAGGAGGGAACAGCTTTTCAAGATGGCGTTCCCTTTCGGCTGACAGAATTAGGAAAGCAATGCCCTGCCATTGGGGTGCTGCTTGTGAAAATAGATGATTACGCCGAAACAAGAAAGATGCTACGAAAGAAAAGCTCTGCAGAGAGCATTCTCTACGAAAAAGCAAAAGAATATATTCAAAAGGGGGTAAAGGAATATGGCCTATAAACATGGTGTGTATGTGGGAGAAGTGGCAACCAGCATTACAGCACCCATTGAGGGAACGGCAGGCTTACAGGTGATTTTAGGCACGGCACCGGTACATCTTGCCAAGGATCCCTATGCTTGCAGTAATAAGCCTATTTTGTGCTACAGTTTTGCGGAAGCGGCGGAGCAGGTGGGGTATTTAGATGATTTTCAGAAATATACCTTGTGCCAGAGTGTGGATGCCAGCTTTCGGGTGTTTAACATTGCACCCATCATTTTGATTAATGTACTAGATCCCACGAAGCACAAAAAGACATTGGCAGCAAGAACACTGTCTGTCCTGAAAAAACAGGCTGTTTTGCAGGAGGACGGCGTGCTTTTGGATCAGCTTGTTGTAAAATCAGAGGATGGACAAACCACCTTAGTAAAGGAAACGGATTATGTTGCAACCTTTGACGATGATGGCTTTGTAACGATTACTTTAATCACAAGCAGTGAAATTTCTGCCATTCAGGTTTCAGGGGTTGCCATTGATCCCACAGCGGTGGAAGCGGTAGACTTGATTGGAGGTATTCAAATTAGCACGGGGGAAGAAACAGGCATGGAGGTCATTCGTCAGATTTACCCCAAACTTGGTATGACAGCGGGGCTTTTATTGGCTCCAGGATGGAGTCAAGATGCAAATGTAGCGGCGGCGTTACAGGCGAAATGTGAAGCAATCAACGGTGTTTTTTCCTGCGAATGTTTTATAGATATTCCCTGTGGTACGGATGGGGCGAAAAACTATACCGATGTGAAGGAAGCCAAGGAAAGCCTTGGGGCAAGTTCAAACCATGCTTTTGCATTATGGCCGAAAGGGGCAGTGGGTAGTAAACACTATTATTTGTCAGCCCTAGCGGCAGCTTGCACTGCCTATACCGATGCAAATAATGAGGATGTTCCTGCCACCTCCCCATCCAACAAAAACATTCGCATTACTGCAACAATTTTGGAGGATGGCACGGCGGTAGATCTTGACCAAGAACAGGCAAATACCATCAATAGCTTTGGTGTGGCCACAGCATTAAATATGAACGGCTTTAAGTTATGGGGGAACAATACGGCGGCTTATCCCTCCACCACAGATCCAAAGGACCGTTGGCTTGCTTGCAGGCGGTTTTTCAGCTGGTGGGGGAATACCTTTATTCTCACTTATTTTCAAAAAGTGGACAATCCTGCAAATTCTCGCTTGATTGAAAGCATTGTGGATAGTGAAAATATTCGGGGAAATAGTTTTGTTGCCAGAGGGTTTTGTGCTACCGCAAGGATTGAATTTTTGGAGTCAGAAAATCCTACTACAGATATTTTAGGTGGGAAAGTTCAGTTTCATATGTATTTGGCACCCTATACCCCTGCGGAGGTATTGAAAACCCTTTTGGAATTTGATGTGACTGCTTTAGAAACAGCTTTGACCGGAGGTGAATAAGATGGACAAAAACATTCCAGATAAGATTACAAATTATAACGTCTATGCATCGGGCACCAGATTAATTGGCATGGGAGAAGAAATGCCCATTCCGGAGCTTTCATCAAAAACAAGTACTCTTACAGGGGCGGGAATTCTTGGGGATATTGAGACCGCCACCTTAGGGCAGTTTGACAGCATGGAGCTTGAGGTGCCATTTCGTATGCCTATGGATGATTTTTTCAGCATTTTCAAGCCCGATGAACCCGTAGACTTAACGGTACGAGGGGCAATTCAAGCTATGAGAGGTGATGGCTCTTTAAAACAGGTAGGAGCAAGAATGGTGGTTCGTGGCGGCTTAAAGGGGGCCGCCTTCGGTAAGTTCAAAATTGGTGAAGCGGCAGAATCCTCTGTAAAAGTGGAAGTTTACTATTTCCTTTTAGAGATTGATGGAAAGAAGAAATTAGAGCTGGATAAATTGAATTCCGTTTTCGTTGTTGATGGTAGAGATATTTTAGAGAAAGTGAGGTCGTTGTGCTAATGAAAAGGACTTGGGAAGACGCAATGAATGTGGCCAAAGCCATGTGTGAGGGACAAGAAGTTTCAGAGGAGCAATTGGAGATTTTTGCAAAGAAAATCATGGGTTATGACGATACAACAACAGATACTTCCGAAAGCTACACAGAAAGCGAAGAAAATATACAGATAGCTAAAAACAACACTGACAATGAAATCGCCAAAGGAGAATTCCAAGAGGACAATATAATCATTGGAAGCGGAATTGTTGCAGAACCAGAAGATGAGAAGAAGGTAAATGAGGATGATGACTTCATTATACGTTTTCAAAAGCCTTATCATTTTGAAGGAAAAACCTATGCGGGAGTTGACCTTTCGGGGCTAAAAAGCTTGCGGGCAAAGGATGTTTGGAAAATTAATAGAAACTACCGTAATGCTGGGAATATCGGTTTGCTTCAAGAAATGGATAGTGAGTACACTGCTCGTGTGGCGGCCAGAGCTTCAGGAATGCCGGTAGAATTTTTTGAGTGCATGGAGCTTCCTGACATGATTAAAGTAAGGACAAAAGTGAGCGATTTTTTTTACCCAAGGGAATAAAATCCCACTCCGATGTAAAGAAGCTTCGTAAAATATGCATGGATTTGGGGCGTATCACCGGCGCCGGAATTGACTATTTCATGGATTTAACTTTAGAAGAACTCTATGAAGTTGCGGAAGAGGTTGCAGACGAGGTGGTGAAAAATGGCAGGAAAAAGTAAAACCTATGAAATGATGGTGGAAATTGCAGGCAGGGTTAATAAAAATTTTGGTTCCTCCGTGGGAAAGGCGCAAAAGCAGTTAAATGGTCTGAAAGAAACCATGAAAAAGGTTGGTGTTGCGATTAGTGTGGCTTCCATTACTTTGGGAGCCGCAAGCTTTCTAAAAGATAGCGTTACCCAAGCCATAGAATACGAAAGCACCATGGCAGATGTGGCTAAGGTGGTGGATGGGCTTCGAGAGAAAAATGGAAAATTTACCGAGAGTTACTATGAAATGTCCGATGCACTAATAGACATGTCAAAGTATATTCCTATGACGGTTTCTGAAATGGGTGAAATCACAGCGGCGGCAGGGCAGGCTGGAATTGCCAATGAGGACTTAATGCAGTTTACCGAAACCGCCGCAAAAATGGGAATTGCCTTTGATACTACTGCGGAACAGGCGGGAGAATGGATGGCCACTTGGCGAACCTCCTTCCGTATGAGCCAGACAGAGGTAGAAACTCTCGGTGATCAAATCAACTATCTAGGAAATACAACATCGGAAAACACCCAAAAGCTATCAGGTGTTGTCACAAGAATTGGTGCATTGGGAAAGACATCGGGACTTAGTGCGGCGGAAATTGCAGCCATGGCAGCAAGTATGACTGGTGTAACAGAGGAAATTAGTGCAACAGGTATCAAGAATTTAATGTTATCTATGACGGCTGGAAAAGCGGCAACGGATAAGCAGAAGGG